AGGTAGGGAAATGAAAATTTAGGGACTATGGAAAGTCGTTAAAACCCTTAATTCTAAGTGCGTGCCGTCGGGGTGTATTTTGTGCATCGCTTTTTCTATAGAAGGTGTTTAGTCTATTTAGTCTGGGAACGTCCTTATATAGACCCCTATCAAAATTTTAGAGAAAAAACTATGTGGGTATATAATATATCCATATACATACTATAGACTAATAGCTTATAAGGAATGGCGATTTCCCGATGCGGGGTTGCGACCGGACGCTATCCAGAATAAGGGTTTTGGCGATTTATTCCAGTCCCATTATTGCCAACCCGAATTTGTTATTCTAAGTAAGGTTTGTATTATGTGCGAAGCGGGACAAGGGAAGGACTAGCAAGGCAAGGCAAGGCTTCGCCAAGGGCTAGAAGCATAGAAGCGTAGAAGGTGGGAAAATAGACTATAAATAGATTGGATAGAAGGATAGAAAAATACTAGAAAAGAAATGAAAAAAGTATTGACATTGCCACATGGAAAAAGTAAAATAGCCCTACCGTCACAAAACGGTACATTCTGAAGTCTAACTAGCTAGGAGTCTCACAAATGAAATCGTACAAAATGGAAGTGTCTAAGAAAGAAGAAGTTAAGGGCGTCGTGCAGTATGTTAAGCAAGGGGAAATTGAAGTGTTCTACCCGCTGCTGTCTGATCTGGGCTTCTCTATCGAACCTCAGAAGGATGATGATGAGGGCTTCCCAGTCTATGAGGATAGCAAGGCACAATACGCTTTTGACGCTGTGTTGGCTGCTGTTAAGGCTGCTGCACGTAACAAGCTGAAGCCCGGTACTGCTACGCTCAAGGATGGGGCTTCTATCGCTTCGACTCTTGAGGAACTGCTAGAAGGTGGGGGTGCTAACCGTGGCGATGCACTGGCCGCTGTCCGTGAGATGCTGGCCGCTTTCAAGGCGTGGCTCCCTTCTACTGGCAAGAAAGAGACTGTGCAGGCTGCTGTCTATGATCTTGCTGCTAACCGTGGCGGCCTGAAGCTACAGTCTGCTGATCGTAAGCAAAAGTTTATGATCTACTTGCAAGACTTCGCAGAATCTCTCAATGAGGCGCAAGTTACTCGCTTTGAACGTCCGATGAAAGCCCTTGAGGAGTGCTGTGAGGCTATCGACGCAGCCGATGATATGTAAGATATAACCTAGCCTCGTAAGAGGCTTCCAGCCTAGCCCCCGTGATTCTACGGGGGTTTTTTTACGCCTAGAAAAAGACAAGGAAAAGATGGGGGGAGGAGGCTTTTTTTAAGATCAGGGGGGCCAGGCTATATCAATAGGCTCTCAACAAAATTCCTAAACTTTTTTCAACTTCTTCTATTCCCTTCTCTTTTCAATTTTTACAAACTTCCCTTCCTTTTCATTCCTTCCTCGCCTATACTCCCTACATACTCTTCCTCTCCTCTTTTCCTAGGAGAAATAAAAAATGTCGAATAACATGCTAACTCGAATTGCTACCCTAATGTCTTCGGGCCTACGAGCCGCGCAGATCTCTTCTATTGTGGGCATTTCTCCTGCACGCATTTCTCAAATCGCTACTACAGAAGAGTTTAAGCTCATCCTAGCAGATAAGAAAGTAGATGCAGAGAAGCAGGATGCAGAAGATATGGCTATTGCCGCTAAATATCTCTCAGCTGAACACCTCCTTATCAACCAAATTCTTGATATGGCCCCTTCAGCAGAGCTTCGTGATGTTACTAATGCCCTAAAGGTTGTCTCAGAGAGACAGCTTCTAAGGAATAAAGCTGCCAGCATGAACGGAACTGCTACTACTACGAATATAGTAGCTCAACAAATCGTACAAATCTCTCTTCCTATCCATGCTCTCCCAGAATATTACATTTCTCAAGAGCGTGAAGTCATTTCCATTGATAATCAGAACCTCGCGCCTCTTTCTTCTACTGGTGTCACCTCTCTTTTCGAGAATATGAGAGCTAAGGCTGCTGAAAATGCACCTCAATTAGTAGAACGACCCTCACTTTCTGAAGTCCTAGCTAAAAAACGTCAGAAAGAAGAGGTAGAAATATGAGCGATACTGATGTTTCGCTATCTTATGACATTCCTGATGAAGTAGAGACTGTTAATGCAGAACTTCTACAGGTTTACCAGAGGGGTGAGAAGGATATTAACTTCTTCGCCTCTCTTTGCATGCCTACTGTCTGCTCATTTTCTCTTCCTCCCTTCTATGTAGCTATCTTTGCACTTCTTGCTAACCGTCCAGTAGAGGATTGGGGCAAGTTAATGCGTTTTGCCCTCGGACTTCCTCGTGGACACGCTAAAACTACATTCATTAAGATCCTAATCTGCTGGTTAGTTGTCTATGATAAAGCTTCTTTCATTCTAATAGTCTGTTCCAACCAAGACCTAGCAGAAAATCTCCTAGCAGACATCCATGATATCCTCTCTTCTCCCAACTTAACCCAGATTTATGGTAACTGGAGTGAATCTCTTGCTATCGACTCCGCAGATACTAAGAAGGCAGCCTTCCACAAGAGAAGTGTTAGCATGGTTGCACGAGGTTGGGCCGCTGGAGTACGAGGAATTAACTTACAGAACGAACGTCCAGACATTATCTTCTGTGACGACGTACAAACACGTAAGAATGACGAAAGTCTCACAGAGCGCCTCACGCTTCTGAAGGAACTCGTTGGTACTATCTTCAAAGCTATTGCTCCCAAAGGCAACAGACTTATAATTTACGTTGGTAATATGTACTCAGAGGATTGTATCCTCAATAAATTTAGAAAGAGTAAAAGCTGGGTAAGTATGGTAACAGGGGCTATCCTTTCAGACGGAAAACCTCTATGGCCTCAATTATTTAGTTTGGAAGAACTCATGGAATCCTACTATCACGACAGTGATCTAGGACTAGCAGATATTTGGTTTGCTGAAGTAATGAACGATCCACGTTCTTCTTCTCTTTCCATATTCCCTTCTGCTCTCCCTTCTTCTCCCTTCGAAGTTGAAGACCTCATAGAGAATAATGATGGTGGTTTCCTAACCATTGACCCAGCAGGCTTCCGTCAGAATAGTGATGATAACGTAATTGCTGCTCACCTAAAGCATGGTAATGAAGCTTACACAGTCTGTACAGATAAGACTCTCAAAGATCCAGAAGAGATCATCAAGCGTGCTATATCTATGGCTCTTCAGTTTAACTGCACCCTTATAGGTGTAGAAGCTGTAGCTTACCAGCAAACACTAGCCTTCTGGATTAACTACTTCCTCCGTCTTAGAAACATAACGCACATAACCGTAGTAGAACTACATCCCCATGGCCGTTCTAAAGAATCTCGAATGCGCCAGTACATCTCTGAACTCTATCAACTCAACTTCTTCATTGCTGATCCTGCTACACGAAGAGACTTCACTTGGCAAGCTTCTCTCTATAAGATAGGAAAGAAGGATAACAAGGATGACTTGATGGATGCAATAGCTTATGTTCAAGATATACGCAACGAGTTCTGGCATCTCATAGTTCCCTTAAAAGAATCTTTCACCATTAATGGAAGTTGTACAGTTCTTGATAACTACGAAGCACCCTTCTAATCTCGCGAAGCGAGCAATCATGCAACATGGCCTTCGGCCAATATCTTTTAATTTGCAACATAGTTTTTATCTCCACTTATTAAAGCTATAAAGATTTAAAGACTATATTCTTCAGAAAAGGAATCACAATCATGGCCGTTCCTACAGCAGTTCCTAACAAGGGAGATAAGCAAGTTATCCCTTCTCAGGATTCCCAAGAACTTCTCCTCTCCTATCTCGAAAGAGTTCTGGATGAGCACAATCGTTATGAAGACTATTACAACAAGATGGAGATTGTAGATAAAGCCTACGCTCGCTTCATAGAGAATATCGACCCTACTACTGGCATTGCTAGGGGAGAAGGTATTGATGCAGCTACTCAACCTGTCGGCGTTGTCAATATGCCCTCCACTACGCCTCCAATTGTAGTATCTCAAGTTGACAGTATGGTTGCTTACCTCGCCGATGTCTTCCTCTCAGGTTACCCAATCTTCCCAGTTGTCTCATCTCCTGTTGACAAGAAAGAAGCTGAGCAACTCGAGACTATGATTGATGATCATGCTACCATTGGTGGCTATGCTCGTCAACTCCTTATGTTCTTCAAAGATGGTGTTAAGTACAACCTAGCTGCTATTGAGGCAGACTGGAGTGCTATTGAACAGTATTCACAGATTGATCTTCTCACTAACCCAGGTGAGAGAAAGCTTCAGCGGGATAATAAAAGCTACACTAAACTCAAGCGCCTCGACCCTTACAATAGTATCTGGGATAAAACAGTCTCTCCTGGTGATGTAGCCCAAGAAGGTGACTATGCTGGCTTCATTGAAATTAAAAGTAGAACCAAACTGAAAAGGATGTTGAATCGTCTAGCCAATGACAATGAAGCTTTCAACATCCGAGAAGCTCTCGATTCCACAGTAGGTGATAGTGCTTATCGTACGCATCCCCAGGTTTCTAACTACGTAACTGCTCGTAAGCCTACTACTGGTATTAACTGGTATGAGTATATTACTGGCACAGCTGATACGAAAGCCACTACAGATGGTGGTGATAACTTCGAAGTCATTACTCTGTACGCTCGCATTGTTCCTAAAGAATTCCAATTACAAGGTCCAATGCAAAAGACTCCGCAGATTTGGAAGCTTGTCTATGTCAATCAGACTATCCTAGTCCAGGCTAAGCGCATCATCTCTGCTTATGACTATCTCCCTATTCTCTTTGGACAACCTCATGAAGACGGTCTCGGATATCAAACTCAAAGTATTGCTGAAAGCAACATTCCTTTCCAAGAAGCTGCAAAGACTCTCTTCAACATTAGGTTCAACTCTGCTAGACGAGCTGTCTCAGATAGAGCCTTGTTTGATCCAGATCTTATCAATGCTACTGACATTAATGCTCCTGTACCCGCAGCTAAGATTCCAGTAAAATCTAACCGTCTTGATACTTCTCGTAGAATCCAAGATGCTTATCATCAGATTCCTTTTGATGCTCGTGGAACAGAAACTGCTCTACAAGATGGTATGATGATCTCTTCTTTTGCCAAGGAGCTAAGTGGCTTGAATGGTCCTATGCAGGGTCAATTCCAGAAGGGTAACAAGAGTGTTGTGGAGTGGACAGATACTATGGGTAACTCGGACTCTCGTCTCCGTATGCCTGCTCTTACACTAGAGTTCCAAGTCTTTATGCCTCTCAAAGAGATCTTAAAACTCAATATCTTCCAATATGGTCAAGATGCTGAACTCATCTCTCAGAAGACTGGCGCAGTTGTAAGTGTTAACATTGCTAAGATTCGTGAGAAGGTTCTAGGTTTCCGTCTTGCTGATGGCTATACTCCTAAGTCTAAACTTGCTGGTACTGAGAATATCATGCAGCTCATGCAGATCATCGGACAATCTCAGTATCTTCAACAAGCCTTCGGTGGTATGCTTCCTGGTATGTTTGGTCACATGGCACAACTTATGGGAGTACGAGGTCTTGAAGAATACACACCGAATGCCGAGCAAGCTAATCAGAATACTCAGCAAGCTCTCACAATGGAAGCTCAAGCTGCACAACAAGCTTCTCCTCCACCGCCTTCAGAAGAGGGTATGGTCTAATATTGATAACGAAGATAAAATGAGGAACATACCATGAGTATAAATAACATTATCCCTTTTGCTAAACTTAATGAGGCTGAAGAACTTGAAATTATTCAGATCTTCAATAAGGATGTGGTAATCAAATATCTTCGTATTCTAGGAACGGAGGATGCAAAAGATCTTCTCTCCTTGAGTATTTTAGATATGTCAGATAAAGATATCGCTAACAGGCACCATCATATATCTGGCAAACTTGCAGTAATAGCAACACTTCTCTCAATCTCAAAAACTTAACACTCTGCTTTGCAGAATAGGAGCTTTATCATGGGCATTATGGACTTCTTCAAAACTTCTCAGGACGGCAGCCAAGACGGTGCATCCGGTTCTTCTGATTCAAATAAGGCTGGTAAGGATGATCTTTCTTCCAGTCCTACTACTACTAATAAGGATGGTAAGATGCCGGGCACGGCAGAACTTCCAGAGAATCCACTCGATTCTTATGCTAAGATGTTCGAGAATGCAGCTAAGAACTCAGATATCCAAGCTCCTGAGTTTAAGTTGGATAGTAAAGTAGTCGATGAAGTCTCTTCTAAGATGGACTTTACTAATGGTGTAGATCAAGAAATGATGCAAAAAGCTCTTAATGGCGATGCTAAAGCGCTCCTAAGTGTTATTCAGTCCACTTCTCAAAACGCATACAAGGCAGCTATCAATCATGGTACTTCCTTAACAGACACGTTTATCAAACAACGTTCAGAGTTTGATATGAAGAGTATCAACAAAGGAGTTAAGACTGAGCTAACTACTCAAGCTATGTCTGACGCTCCTAACTTCGATCATCCTGTTATCAAGTCAGAACTTAATCGCATCGCTAGCCAGTTTGCTAGGGCTAATCCTGATGCTTCACCTCAGGAAATTGCGAAGGCTGCTAAACAGTATGTGACAGATATTGCTTCTGCTCTGAATCCCTCCTCTCCTGCCAACGAATCTTCTAAAGGTAAGCCTGAAGAGATGGATTGGTCTAAATACATGAATGGTTAACTTTTAAGGAACTACTATGGCCCTCATTACTGGTGTATTTAACACAGGCAAGAACCCCGCAGAACTTAATATGCGGTCGTTCGCAGGGACGATTCTTCGTCTCTTCCCGAATGGTTCTGCTCCGATGTTTGCTCTCTCCTCGCAGTCTGGCAAGTCCTCGGCTAAAGCTTCTACCCACGGCTACTTCAGCAAGGTGATGACTTTCGTTAAGACTTCTATCACTACTGCTATTGCATCTGCTGCTACTACTACGTTGGATGTGGCTTCTAGTGCTGGCATGACTGTTGGTATGGTTCTCTTCTTCCCGTCAGTTCGTGAGAATGTGCGTATTACTGCTATCAATAGTGCTACTCAGATTACTGTAGCTCGTGGCTTTGGTCGTACTGCTGCTGTAGCTGTTATCGCAGATGATGCTATTATCTTCCAAGTTGGTACGGCGTTTGAAGAAGGTTCTAACCGTCCGTCTGCTCGTCAGCTCGCTACTACCTACGTGCCGAACTATACGCAGATTTTCCGTAATGCTTGGGGTCTTACTGATACTGCTCGTGCTTCTCTGGCCGAAATGGGCTACAGCAACGTTGCAGAATCTCGTAAAGATTGTAGCATGTTCCACTCGGTTGATATCGAGTCTGCTATTATCTGGGGTCAGCCAGTAGCTCCTGCTGTTGGTCCTGGTGGTCAGCCGCTTCATGCCACGCAAGGTGTCATTGATGCTATGGAACAGTATGCTCCGGGTAATACTAATGCAGCTGCTTCTACTACTACCTATGACCAACTCGTTCAGCTTCTCGAACCGGCCTTCCAGTATTCTACGGATATGGCTAATCCGAAAGAGCGTGTTCTGTTTGGTGATGCTACTGCCATTCGTGTTATCAACGCTATCGGTGTTAAGTCTGGTCAAGTTCAGATTACCCAGAACGAGACTAGCTTCGGTATGCACTTCACGAAGTTCAAGTTCTACAAGGGCACTGTTAACCTGATCGAGCATCCTCTCATGAATGGACTCGGACAAGTCGGTTCTGCTCTGGTTATGGACATGCCTGCTCTCAAGCTGGCTTACATGAATGGTCGTGATACCAAGCCGGAAGAGTACGGTAGTAATGGTAAGATTCTGGAAAGCGGTATCGACGGTGTTGGTGGTTCTCTCACCACAGAGCTGGCAGTCGAACTCATCAATCCGTATAGCTGTGCTTACATTACGGGTCTGACGGCTGCTGCTTAATCTTTTCTAAGTGTCTCCTCCTCTGCGATAGCAGACCTCCTCCCTTAAACAAGGAGGAGGATTTTATTTGTTAGAAAGGTTTACAATGCCTACTCTTTCCGAAACCCTCGAAGCTAAAAAACTGGCTGCCTCTACTGAAGTAGATATTCCCCTAGATGAGTTTCTAGGAACTGATGAAGTTCTTACTGAAGAAGGTGAAGCTCCTCCTGAGGCAGAGCCTTACGCAATTACTACTGTTGATGCAGCTAACCTTACTCTTCCTAACAATGGTATCAATTCTCTCCAGTACCTTAAGAGGGATACCACAATGGAAGCAGATCGTGATCCTTCTGCTGCTCAAAAAGCTTTCATGACTCCAACCTTCGTTCCCGTTAATAATACTTACACTGCTGTAGATAATTCTCGTAAGGGTTATCAATTTCAATGTAACATTATCCGGCCTGATTCCTTCGGTGTCTATACTCCTGCTAATGCAGAAGAAGATGCTTTCCTGGCTGACCTAGCTGCTGCTGGCATTCTTACTGCTGCTATTGCTGCTCTTCCTACCTAAGGAATTACGATGAACTTCCAGGAAATTGTACAGGCTGTCATCGACATAACGAAACGACCTGATAAGAAAGCTGAGACGGAGAGGGCTGTGAATGCGGCTCTCTCCTTTTTCCATACTAACTCCCGTTTTGAAGCAGATCGTGCTGAAACAACTATTGCAATTCCTGCTGACGTTCTTGCTGGTACTGTTTCTCTATCTTCTCTTGTCCGCTTCCGGGTCTTTCATGTCGTCAAAGCCCGTAACAATCTTATTCCTCTATCTAAAATAGATCCTTCCAACCTCTTCGCTCCTGATGGTATTACGCAGGTTAATAAGTACTATGTTGCAGGAACTGATCTCACATACATTCTCCAAGCTAGTGATACTATTTTAGATGTCCTATATTACCAGTTTCCTGCTGTCCTCTCAGGTACTCAAACAGATTGGATGTTCGATGCTATTCCATCTTCTATTATTGATCGTGCGGCTAGTATTATCTTTAAGCAGATTGGTGATGATTCTTCGTTCCAAATTCATGCTGGCCTAGCTAAAGAAGTCTTCGATAACTTTGTCCGGGATATCTCCTTTCCGTAAGGAGGCATAAGAATGAGCGCCTTTAATGATACTGGTTGGTTTGACCCAGCTCCTCCTACTGGGACTGGAGAGCCTGGTCCTATGGGTCCTCCTGGTCCTAAAGGAGATACTGGTGACACTGGACCTGCTGGCCCACAAGGTCCTGCTGGTGCAGACTCTACTGTTCCCGGTCCAGAAGGTCCAGCGGGTCCTCAAGGCATCCAAGGAGAGAAAGGTGAAGAAGGGCTAGTATGGAGAGGTCCCTATAATCCCCTTACTCAATATATAAAAGATGATGTAGTTTACTATCTAGGCTCTTCTTATGTAACTACTGCTGATGTAATAGGAATTGCTCCTCCCGCTAATCCTTGGGATTTAGTAGCTCAGAAGGGAGCAGACGGTACAGGAGGCGGTGGCGGTGATGTATATACTGGCACTGGTGGTATCTTAGATGGTGGCAGTAGAATGAACCCAGATGGATTTAATGATGGAGGCACAAGAGTATAATGGCTATTTGGAAAGTTCCACGTCTTACCTCAGCTGAACGCTTGCTTCTCACTCCTGCTCAGGGAGAACTCCTCTTTGATACTGATGAGAATGATTACTATGGTGGTGATGGCCTAACTCCTGGTGGTATCTACATGGGTGGGGCTACTAACA